ACACACCTTTATGGTGAGCGTGGCGAGCTTAACTCGTGGGGTAACCCAACCTGTCACTTTAACAAGTGAAGCACACAGGGCCTGTTCTGCCTTGAGCAAGCAGTATGCGATACGCGTCTGCTCAACGCGTCTTCTCTTAGTCTACAGAGCCGGACTCTGAGATGCATAATGGCTCGATTCAGAAGGGAGCATGGAATGCAACTCAATGATCTCCATGCGCGAGCCGGACTTAACGGTCTTGGCAAGTATCGCAGTTCCAACCCTAAATGGGAAGGAGCGAGGCGTAAACTCAGTCAACCGGTTACAAAAGCTGCCGTAGATCGTGGCATTGAGCGACGGCTAGGTGACCAGGCTGCAGAGTTGATCGTCGGGAAGGACAATCGCAGTGTCACATCCCCTGAATGGGTGGCGGAAGGGCTCTCAAGATATGGGTGTCCGATTCATGCCACCAAGTCTTCCTTTAAAGGAGACGGAGGCGATCAAATCACCGTTTCCGGAATCGGCGTATGCTCCTGCAGACGCGAGGACGGAAATTCCCGAGGTGCACAGTCCGGCATGGATGGTACCGGACCTACCGACGGAGGATCCAGATCATCACCGGCACCACTGTCCAGAATGTTGGGACCTGTGCATGAAAGCACTCGTTCTGAGGACGGGGGAGGTTCACTATCCGGTCGAAAGTCTGGAAGTCCACCTGAGGTCAGAGCAGGACGACCGTGGGATTCCGGGGCTTACCGGGATGCGTTTCGTGCGACGCTCGCTGTTGCAGGTGACGAGAGTGGAGGGCGAAAGCCTTATTCACTGGATGAAGTTGTGGATCGCTTCATTCATCGCGGAAATTATGCTGGTGCTCCTTATTTCTGTTCTAACCGTGAGGTTCTGGACAAAGGGCTGGGAGCAGCGCGTCGGATCTGGGCTGGTGAGAGAGGTTTTGATCCTTACCTGTTCGGCCGTCGTGTTCAGCCTGGGCCTAGTGGTCCAAAAACTAGGCTCGTATGGATGGCGTCGCTCTGCACGAGTATTGTGGGTGCGGCATTCTCGAAGAGAGTCCACCAGAATCTGGCGCGAAAACGCCCTTTCGCCATTGGCCTTCGGTCAGTTGAGAAGGGGGCGCTCGTCGCCGAGCTACAATCGCGGTTCAGATACGTCTACTCGATAGATTACTCGAGTTATGACGCAAGCGCTCCAGCGTTTATGTTGGATGATGTGTTTCGAGTGCTTCGAACACATCTTAATCTAACTGACGATGAGCGTACAGTATGGGAAAGGTACGTAAGCGACTTCATCCACTCACGAATAATCACACCCGACGGAACAATATTCCAGAAACACAAAGGGATACCATCAGGTTCTATGTTCACTACGCTCGTGGGTAGCGTGTTGAATCTTCTGATGATGAACTACGTGTGGATACGTGCAACTGGAGCAGCGCCGAAACAGGATCGGTTGCTAATTCAGGGTGATGACGTTATTATTGCGTCTGATACCCGCGTAAGCCTAGGGGATCTAGCCAGTTATGCAGCTGAGCTAGGCTTCGTCGTTAGTGCGGAGAAGAGTTCGGTAACGGACTCACGTCGTGAGGCACCCGATCCATTCACGAATCGAGTGCATTTCCTCGGCCACTACTGGCACAACGGTTGGCCTCATCGTCCAAAGCATGAAATATTGCAGCGGATGGTCTATACTGAGAGACATAAACTCAGGACGGACAAGGAGTCTGTTCTTCGCTTGTACGCATACCTGACGGATGCGTGGGAAGCTTGGGACATCTACACCCGCGTGTATCCTGCCGAAGATTCCTTCACTAGTTTGACAAGGTGTTTGGATGAATTGGAGGGCCATGAAGTCGACATCGGTGCAGTGGATCTTCCAGGACAGCTGAGATTTTACGCTGCTGTAATCAAGGAAGTTGGCGAGGACCCAATGTCTGTGAGAGGACTGGCGCTGGGAACGCTCCCACTGATTTTCTGATTACAGGGTGCCTACG